TCGCCGGCCGCCGCGGCGGCTGCCGCCTCGGCCAGCCTGGTGCGCGCGCTCGGCTTGCGGGTCGGGCCTGGCTCGCCGTCGTTGGCCGCGGGCGGCGCCGGCGCCGGGTTCATCCGCTGCGGCGGTGGCGGGGCGGCTGGCGGCGCCTGCTGGCTGCGCAGCATGCGCAGCCCGTCGTTCAGCGACACGCCGCCTTGCTGCACCTTGTTCGCTGCCGCCTTGCGGGGCGCCGCCGCCGGCGCGGCACTCGGCGCTCCCGGTGGCGCGGCGGGCGTCGGCGTTGCGCCGTTGGTCGGTGAGTCGCTCATTTTGTGATCCTTTTGGGCATCGCCTTCAGCATCTCGCTGTAGCGATCGGTGAATTTGCGTTGCTCGAATGCGGTCGGCTTGCGGCTGGGCAGCCGCACCTTGAGATCCGATCCCTCGAGCCGGAGTGAGGGTTGCTTGCGCGGCTTACTCATGCGCCGCCAGGCCGCGGCGGGCGGTTGCGAAATCCGCCGGCGTGTTCGCCATGATCTGCAGGTAACCGCGCAGCTTGCGCACCAGCAGCACCTCGATGCGGGCTTCCTCGCGCCGCTCCGGCGTCGGCGCGACGACCGCCTGCTCCATCGCGGCGAGTTCCATTTCATGCGTGAACACCCGGAAATACTCGTGCTCGAGCAGGAATTTCGCCTTGCGGGCTTCATCGAGAACCTGCGCCTCGGTGAGTGGCTCGCCGCTCATCGCTGCGGCATCGCCGAGCGCGCCGCGAGCAGCCGCCCGGCGAGCCCGTCACTGGCCCCGCCGCCGAGCAGCCGCTGGCGCAGCGCGATTGCGGTTTCCGGCGAGATCCCGAGCGCGGTGTTGGCCGGCGCGGCGTTGGGCGGCAGCGCGTTGGGCGCGGACGGAGCGCCCCGGATCGCCGGTATGGCTGGGAATGCTCCCGCTGCCAGGGGCCGCGCGACCGGGGCACCCGTACCGCCGGGCGGTAAGCCACCCGGCGGCGGTGTGGGCATTGCAGGCGTGCCGGGCGTGGAGGAAGCCGACGCCCGCTGCAATGCCGCACTCGGATCGCCGCGCACCGCGTCCTGAAAATTGGTCAGTGACGGTACCGGCGTGCCGTATTGCGCTGACGTGGACCAGGCATCCGTCCAGGCTTTCAGCGCGGTTTCGAGACGCGACCGCTCGTCCTCGATCATCAGCTTGAGCCGGTCGAATTCCTGGCTCGCCTGATCGTCCGTCGCCGTCGCCTGAACCTTCAGAGATTCGACTTGAGCCAGGAGTTCATCGGTCGTGGGCTTCGGCGGCGGCGGTGCCGGCGGTTGCCAGTCCGGCGGGAGCTCCTTGAAGTAGGAAACCACATCACTGAACCCGGCGGTTTCGACCATGCGGGCGAGCGTGTTGCGGTATTCCTTGAGCCCCACCAGCGGCGTATCGAGCGCCCCCATCGCGATAGCCGGCGCAAGAATCTGCTCCTGCTTCTGCGCAACCGCATTCAGCATCGCCAGCCGTTCGGATGGCGTCCCTCGATGTCCGACATTGACCTGCACCGCCCATTGCAGCGACAGCGCGCGCGGATCGATCGTCACCCAGCGGCCCCGGATCGACAGCACGTTCGGCCGGTCCTGATTGCGCGCCAGCATGCGCGCCATGCCCTGGTAGAGCGGTGCGAGCCCGGTCTGCGCACAGGTGCGCGCGATCATGTCGATCCGGTCCTGCGCCGCGCTGGTTTGCGCGTTGACTGCGGTCGGCGTAGTCGATTGCAGACTTTCCGCCGTCAAGCCCTGGCTCGTGCGCGTGATGCCGGTGCGGCTTTCGCGCACCGCATCGAGTGACTCCATCACGCCGAGCGCCTGCTGCCCCATGAAGGGCTTCGTCAGTTCCTGGACCGCGCCTTGCTGCGTGACGCGGATGATCGAGCCGATCGCGGTCTGCCTGGCATCCTCAATCGTGACCGCGCCGAGCTGCACCACGGTCCGTGGGAAAATCGCCTGGCCAAGTGAATCGAGTATGGCGCGCATCACGCGGCTTTGCGTGCGCTGAAGATCCATCACCATATCGGCCTGGCTGAATCCAATGATCCGACCCGGCTCGCGATACGGCACCATCGCCGCGAGCGGGATTTCGTCGGTGCGGTCCCACTGGATCAGCTTCGGATTGCCGCCGCCGCCTGGCGCTATGGCGTGCGTGTGGATCAATTCCGCCATGTAGTCGCCATCGGTGTCCATCTGACACCAGCCCTCGACGTAGCGGACCATCATCATCGACGGATCGTTGGCCGCGTTCGGCGCACGGATGTTCTGTCCCGACGCCCGGTCGCGCGCCACCGCCTCGCGGCGCTGCCGGTTGCCCAGCGTGCCGCTGCCGGCGCAGTGCAGCACCTCCTCGCGCGGTAGCCCGGCTTCGATCAGATCGCTGCACGGCACATCGCGGACGTGGAAAATCGCGCGCGCCTTGGCTGGGTTGTCAGCATCCGCGACCACCCAGACGCTTTCATTCATCACCGCCTCGACCACCGGCCACCCGCGCGCCGCGTGCCGTGTGATCCGCGCCGAGTAGAACATCGGCTCGCCGCCGGCCTTCAGATAGGCATCACCCTCCGGTGTCGCCGCGACCGCGCGCAGCTCATGCGGCAGCATCGGCCGGCGCGCGATGCGTTGTGCGGTGATGCCACTCTCCTGCAGCAGAAACTGCAGTTGCGGCGCGAGCAGGTTGTTGCATTCTTCAATGCGCACGGCGCGCTGCGATCCCCAGCGCCAGCGGATCCAGCCCACCTTGCGGGTGAGCGCATTCAGCAGCGCATCGTGCAGCACCATCCAGCCGTCATTGGCGACGAAGATCCCCCAATGGGCGTATTGCGTGCATTTGCGCGCGAGATCGGCGTGCAGCAGGCCGAGCTGCTCGTTCTCCGCCACCATCGGCACAAACTCGACCGGGTTCTCGACGCCGGTGAAAATGCGCAGCAGCGATGGCAACGTGGCGCGCACGGTATCGCGCACCACCGACAGCACCAGTTGCGACCGCCCCGGCTCTTCATCGCCGAACGGGCGTGCCGCGTAGTATTCGCTGGCTTTGATGCGATCGGTCGACAGCGCGTTGTCGTAGGCTTGCGCCGCCTCGAAATAACTCTGCATCTGCGCTTCGATCGAATCATCATTCCGCGCGATGCGGTCGATGATGATTTCTTCCTGCCACTCGGTGCCAGCCGGCGGCACCATCGGGCGCAGCCCTGCCTCATAGGGCTCGAGCTCATCCGGCAACTCCGGCGACAGCGCCTCCATCGCCGCGCCGTAGCGATCCATATCCGGCCGCGACAGATCGAGCATCATGCTGATGCTGTTGCGTGCCGGCTCGACATGCGCCGGACCGAGGATCTGCGACAGATCGGTGTCCTGCAGCAGCCCCCCCGGCGGCCCCTGCGGTGCGGCGAGCGCGCCGCTCATGCCGTGCGCTCGAGCGGCTTGCCTGTGGCGGGATCGAGATCCTTGCGGCGGCAGAAATCCTCCGCGTTCGACTGAAACCACGCCTCACTGTGCGCCAGGCGCTGTTGCCGGTAGGCTTCCTGCTTCGCAGAAAAGAAATCCGCCATCACGTTCGCCATGATTTCGCTCATCGGCCGGAAGCCTTTAGCTGCGGGGGGAGCCGTCTGGATGCCTCATAATCGCGAGGCTCGACCACAGCGCGCAGTCGCGCAGTTGCCGCAGCACGTAGGTTCGGTCAGGGCCGGACGGCACGACGTTCAGCACCGCGCCCGACACCGCCTCGTAAGCCTCACGCAGTTTCTCCATGCCGAGACGCTGCTGATCGGTCGGATTGAGATTGGCGAAAGTGAGGTGATGCAGGCCGAGGTTATCGTTCATCGGTCAAATCCTTCCGACCAGCAGCAACACGACGAGGATGATCAGGATGATGCCGACCACGCCCAGCCCGCCGCCGTAATAGGGGTATTGGTGCCAGCCGGCGCGATACCCCCAGCCCCCGCCGACCGCGAGAACCACCACGAGCACGATGAGGATCAGCAGCAACGGGCTCATTCCATACCTCGCATCGGTGCGCGCACCGGGATCTTGCTGTTGAGGACGCCGCCGAGCCCTAATTGTAACGCCATCCCACTAGGAACAAACGTGCAACAAAGGGCATCCGCGGCATCGGGCGAGGCGAAGCCGCGCGCGCGCAGTTGGGTTTTGCTTTCCACCTGCATTCTGCCGTCGCTCATAAAGGTGACCTTCGGCGCGCAGAGGTCGGCACGCAGGCGGTCGTCATAGGGTAGCGATACGGCCCTGGATTCGAGCCATTCGCGCACCATGACCCAAAGCTGGTCACGCAGTCGCACGAAGCGCCCCAGCGTCGACGGCGCCTCGCCGACATTGACCCCAAGCACCGGCAAATTCTGTTCGATCAGGCGGTCGACGACGCCAGCGCCGATTCCGATAACGTCGACCGCGATGAGTTGCGGGCGCGCTTGCGGCGGCGTGATATCGAATTCGTTGCGGATGATGCCGGCGAGCTGCATCGTATCTATGCCCTGCCACCTGCGCGGCGGTTCGGTGACCTTATTGCCCCGCCGCTTGATCAGAACGGATTGATCGGAGCCAAAACGAGCGACATCGACCCCCCATATCTCCGGCGCCCCAATCATCGGGATTTCGACGCGCTCCATTGCGCTGTCGACTAGGCTCGCCGGAATCAGCGCGTCATCCTCCGCCAGCGGGAAATCGCCCATGACGCGGACACGAAACTGGTTACTGTCCTCGCCGTAGCGGCGGGCGATTTCATCGACAAAGGCCGGATCCACCCGCGGGCTTTCGGTGCATGGCACCCGCCGAAGCCACCATCGCTCGGGTTCCATGTTGAAAACCCGCCAGAACATGCCGCTCGAGCGCGTAGGGTTGCCGGTCAGGATGGTGATAGCTCCCGGCGTCGACATGCTACCGCTCGCGGCTTCAAACACCTGCTCCGGCACGCCGGATGCCTCATCGATCACGAGGAGCAGGTTTTCTGAGTGCAAGCCCTGCAGACTTTCCGGGTTGTCCGCTCTGCTGGTGCGCGCCGTGACGAAGCAGTTATCAGGCTGCGCCTTGAGTTCGATCCGGTCGGATTGCACCACAAATAGCTCGCGCCAGGCCGGCGGCAGTGTGCGATAGACTGCGCGGAGCTCGCCGAGCAGGGCATCATGCAGTTGCGGCGCCGAGGGAGCCGTCATTCCAACTTTGAATGGCAGGCGGGTGCATGTAAACCAAGCGGTATTATTCGCCAACCATTTCGTTTTGCCTATGCCATGACCGCTACGAATTGCCAGTCGCTTATGCCCCTGCGACAGCGCCCTGTTGGCCTGTTCCTGCCAGGGATCGGGCTCCACGCCGAGCACATCCCGCCAAAAAGCATTCACCGCGCGGCCATATTGATCGATGCAGAGCCCCCACGGGTCACCCGAGGCGGCAATCAGCTCGGCAACGGGCGCGTAGGTCTCAGACACCGTGGAATTCGGCGTGCAATGCGGTCAGCGGCGCCCGCAACTCGGTCAGCACCGCCTCGAGGCGAGCCTGATAGTCGGCGTAGAGGCTCGGATAGTGCTGTTTGAGGTAATCCGCGCGTTTTTCCGTCCACCAGGCGCTGCAGCGGGCGCATTCCGGCGCATTGGTCATGGTTTCGTAGAGCCGCGGGAGCGGGAATTGCTCTTTTTCGAGGAAATCGAACACATCGGCCGCCGTCCACTCGAGCAGCGGGTACCAGATTTCCACCCCATCGTGGGTTGAGCCGGAATCGACCGGCAACGTGTGCATGTCTGCGCGCTTGGTACCGCGAATCAGCAGGGTATTCCCGTCCGCGCGGATCCGGTTCCACAACGGCTGCATCAGGTTCATGCCGCAGCAGTCGTAACGCGACACGAGATTGCGCCCGCGGTGCTCGCCCATGCTGCGGCCGACGCGATCCTGATTGTAGGGCAGCAGATCGGTCGGCAGCCCGTGCGTGGCGATCCAGTCGGCCACGCGGGTGTTGATCCGCACGAAATGCGGACACATCGCTTCGACGCGCTCGACCGCCTCCATCATTTCCGGCAGGAGGTCACCCGTATCGACATGGTAACAAGTTATCCTCGGCAAATGCCGCTTCAGCAGCAACACGACGGCGGTACTGTCCTTTCCGCCCGATGCGCTCAAAGCGATGCGCGCGTGGCGGGTAAGCGGGGTCAGATCGGGCATCGGCCCCATCTAGGCGGCCTTGCTGAAGCAGCGGCGATGGTGGTCCGGGCAGTAATTCGAGCGCGCTTGTGACGGTTCCTCGCAGAAACGGCGCGTGCCGGTCGGATATTGGCAATGCGTATAGAACCCGCGAACGTAGGCACCCTTTGGCTCGGCCGGCGCATTCTTTTCCGCCACGTCGGCAGAGCCGCCGGGTGCCGCCGCAGCGCCTGGGCGCACCACGGCGACACAAGCAGGCCGCACCGGCTCATCGAATGTCGGGAGCGGGTGAGCGGCGTATTTCTTGGGCGCGAACCAGCGCGGCCAGCCGTGGGGTAATTTAACCGCCGCGGCGGATTTTGGCGACGCCCGGCGGCCGGGGCCGCCCTTGAGCAGCGGGCTGGCCCGGCCCGGTAGCCCGATCCGCCTGACCAGGCCGAGCACGGCGGATTTCGACAGCCTGACCGCCTTACCGATGTCGGCGGCGCTCGGCCCCTCCGCCCATAGCTTGATCACCCGCCGGCGCACCGCGAGCGAGGTGACCGACATGGTGCAGCCCCAGCATTGCCAGCCGCCGCCAGCCAACTGGCGCAGCGGCGCGGTGCAGGCCGGGCAGGAGAATTCGGCGCTGAAAACGAACGCCTCCCGCGCGCTGTTGCTCGGGTGCGCCCACAGCGCCTGGTGCCCTTTGGGTATCCCCCGCCGCCCCGTGGCCCCCGGCGCCCATTGGCCGGCGTTTGGTTTCTCGGGTTTCTTCGGCGACTGCCGTTTTTCCGACGCTCCGGCGCGGATACGTCCCGCCGATGACGACGGGGCCGGTTCCATCGTGGGGTCGGGGGGGGTCGAGGGCATGTCTAGTCCTTCCCCTTGGG